ACTGCACAGTATGGTACATTAACACAAGCGACTGCAATTACCCGTGGTACATATCTAAATCCTATTGGAGGATTGCCTATTTCAGGTACACCACCTGTAGGTATGATTGAGGAAATACCAATTCCTATGCATATGCAGGAATATAATCCAGATCCAAACTATATGATTATTGTAGAGTATACAGTAGTTATTACAAGTAGTTGTGGTATTGGTGCTGGTACATTTCCAATCAAGCAAATTGTGTATGATGACAAGGATATTGCATCAGCACGATTTGTTACTCGTGTAAATACTCAAACCGGTCGTAATCCATTGTTTCCTAAGATTTCACTATGAGAGGTTGTACTTATACTGGTGCTCTATCTACAGGGCATATCTGCTATCCACCTACTGCTCTTCTTCCTCCGACAATTCCAGGTCCACCTGTATTTGTCAATTTTATTTTAGGAGGGCGTATGGGTGATTTATTTGCTCCACATGCGTGTCCATGTTCAAATTGTCCGCCGCCACACCTGGTGAGACCGATTGCACAGGGTCCAGTCAACGTATATTTCAATATGAGACCACCTGGACGCATCGGAGATCTTATTGGATGCGGAGATCGCATCGCTCAGGGGTCATTTAACGTGTTTGCAGGCACGTTTTGACTTGACAAAGCGCAAAATCTTCTCTATACTACTCTTGTTCACATAAAAAACACAAATTATGGCAATGCGTTCCAAAATTGGACTTTCTCGCGTACAATTCGTATCAGGAAAACCCAAAAATACTCGTCAAGGGTCATCCCAGAACACAAAATTGTCTGCAACATCACGTAATGGCAAGAAAAAGCGTTATCGTGGTCAGGGACGTTGAGAGTAGAAACACGTAAATCAATGGAAATGCTGTTTTCTGCTAAATGGAACCTTCCAAAAGCAGCAGCACACTGTAATCTCACTCATAAAGAGATGAAAATCACTTTTAATGAGTATTGTAACTTTCATCCACCTACTTACGAGCAATGAGTCAACTAGTCGTCAACTTACCATCACAAAAGGTATGGGTTCGTAAGGAATACCTTAGGGATCATGTTGACGGGCATGGAGAATTTGTTGAGGGCGTCTGGGTATCTGCTAAGAGCATACCTGGGCGTGCTTTTTATTTTGAGACATATTTACCAGAGTATGCTGCAATGTTCGACAAATTGCCCATCAGTGCCTTCCTGAGTCGCCCTGAGACGCCTGAACCTGACCTTGACCTACCAAACCTCCAATTCTGGAATTGCATGGACTACGGGGTCCGTTGCATTGAGAAGCAGTTTATCGGTTCTATGGACTTTGCGATACAAACTCGTCATTTTGGATCTATGACTGGTGAGTATTTGTTTACATTAGACAACTTTCATCCTGATGTAGATACTATAGACAGTAATGTCAGTGAAAATCCAGAGGAACACAAGTCCCACAATTGCATTGAACTGGAAAACGGTCAATTTGCATTGTATCCAAACAATAGGACTAGGATCTTTGATCTATCCGTTACACCACAAGAACCAAAAGTACCAGATTTTAAAGTGTCTACCAAGTACTATCAGGTTGAGAGTGGTGTCCGATGGGGTAGATTAGGTGATACCGACGATTATTTTTGGAAAACGCCTGAAGAAAAAGGCGAATAAATATAAATTGAGATGGTAACCTCTAAAAAAGTTCTATTTTATACTAATTTGGAGTAACAATGGCCAACAAACCTGTTCCTGATCAAAGTGACGAGTTTAAAAAATCTGGAATGGTTCTAATTACAGACCCAAAATCAGATTATTATTTAAATAAATCAGTAGAACTGAAAAAAGATAAGAAAAAGTAGATATATAAAGTATAAAGACAAGTCAAATGGCAGCAATATCCAAAAAATTTGTTGATCTGAATCCTAATTTTAATAAACATCCTATCACTGGTGATTTACCAGTAATTAGAAACGAGGATGCTATTAAACAGGCAGTCAAGAATATTGTATTAACTGCAAGGGGCGAAAGAGCATTTCGCCCATTTTTTGGTGCCGATGTAAATTCAACCATATTTGAAAATTTTGATCCTACTACTATTGATGATTTAACATTAAATATTGAGGATTCATTAAAAGCATATGAACCTAGAGTTGAAGTAGTTGATGTTGAAGTTTTACAGGATCTTGATAACAATAATTTAGAGATTACTGTAAATTATAAAATTGTTGGCATTCCTTTAAATGAACAATCCCTCAACCTCGTATTAGAAAGAGTATAATGGCATTTAATCAAGTTACAAATCTAGATTTTGAAGATGTCAAAAGCAGTTTGAAGGCATTTTTGCGTTCTTCTGAAACTTTTACTGATTATAATTTTGAAGGATCAGTTCTTTCTCAACTTCTTGATGTATTAGCGTATAATACTTACTATTCAGCATTAAATGCTAACCTTGTTGCTAATGAAGTATTCTTTGATAGTGCTTCTATCAGAGAAAACGTAGTTTCACTTGCTAAACTTGTTGGATATACTCCAAGATCTGCAAAAGCAGCAGTAGCAAAGATTAATCTTGATATTATTGTGAATCCAAAGATTGGAGCATTGACATTAAATAAGGGAAATGCATTTATTGGCAATAATGGTGATGGTGCATTCATGTTTAGTGTTCTAAACGATATCACCAGAGAAGCATATATTGATCTTAATGGTGTTCGTAGAGTAACATTTAACGAACTTGAGATTTTCCAAGGATCCTTTTTAAATTTACAGTATACCGTTGATACATCAACCAAACAAAAATTTATTGTACCAAGTGCAGATGCTGATGTTGATCTATTGAACGTCACTGTCAACGAGGTTGATTTTACAATTCCTCAAAGATATAATAATGTTAAGAATATTACTGAACTAAATTCTGATGATAGAGTTTATTTTATTCAAGAGAATAAGAACGAACAGTTTGAGTTAATTTTTGGTGA